TGAAAAGCGCAGCGTCTACGGTACCGAAATCTATCAAAATATGGAAGAGTTCAAGTATTTGTCTATCCATCCTAAGGAACGGCATAAGTATCGCTCCAAGATCGTCTTAGCTGATACCGAAACTGAAGCTATACAGAAAGCTAAAGACTGGATTAATGGCCAGCTAGAGCTGTTTGATGGGCAAGTTTGAACATACTCAAGCCGAAACTGAGCTGCCGGAAGAGGCGCAGAGTAATGGAGACGCGGTCCGCTCCCACCTGATTAATCAGGAGATCATCTCTATTATCAAGTTTCGTCAGAGCCGAAAATGGTTCATCACCGCTGCTCTGATCGCTTCCCAAATGCTGATTATCGTTAGCATGCTGGCCTGCTTGGCTTGGAGCATCGCTATCGATTCAGAAGCAAAAGAGGTGCTGCTTCTGATCATCGGCGGATTGTCGGTTTCCTTAGGGAAAGCGGTGGATTTTTGGTTTACCTCCAGTGAAGATGATGAAAAGTATTTGCAGTCGGCTCAGCAAGATGATTGGACCTCTTAATACCTTTTATTCCTACTACTACTTCTACTACTGTCAGGCCGGTTATTGGCTGGAGTAGGGAATTTAGTGCAGCAGTTGTTACGACTTACCTCCTGGCGTGGATGGTTGGTCAAAGACCGTCAAGCCCAAATAGCAGCAGTAGTAGCAGAGTTGAACCAAATCGATGTTGAAGGACGGCGCGTAATGGAAGGGCAACGAGTAGTTAAAGTGATAGAGGAACGGGCTCGAGCCGCTTCCGATGAAGAGTTGTGGAAAAAGGAACGGTCCCGGGGCCGGAAGGAGAGTTATTGGTAATGGAACAGTTAGTACCAGTTCGCATCTGGGATAAACTAGACGATGAACCGATAGAAGCCTTTGAAGCTTTCTTGGATTACCTGGATTGCGGCTCTAAACGGACAGTGGCTAAAGCTTATCAAGCTAAACATGGAGCTGAGGCTAAGGCACCCTCCTCTTATCGTAACTGGTGCCGACGTTTTGAGTGGCGGGATCGCGCTAAGAACTATGAAAACTTCATCGAATCTCGATCCCAAGAACAAGTTGAACTGGCGGTAGTGGATGATCGGACCAAAATCCGCATGAAACAGCTCTACCGCTCCCAGCAAGCACAGGATATATTGTTCGGTTTGTTGGATAAAGTTAAGGGTATCACTGATGAAGATAAGATCTTAAGCAACTTGGAAGTTATAACTAACAATCTAGTTAAAATGATGGAGCTGGAACAAAACTTGGCCGGTATAGCCGGAGATAAAGAAGCCAGCCCACCCAAATCGGAGCATAACGTAAACATATTAGTCAATGCCATCGACCAATTGGGACGAGAACAATTTGCTCACTCAGGCCTGCCAACAGATTTACCAGCAGGATCCAGCAGCGTTACTGAAATCTCCGCAGACAGTGTCCTCAGCTTGGAGCGGGATGCTGAAGATTCAGACCAAGGACCGCCGGTTGGAACCCTTACAGGCCAATCGCACCCAGATGGTGATCCTGAGAGCCATATACAGCCAGATCGACCGAGGCCGGCCCGTCAGAATCTTGGAGTTGAAGGGACGACAGCAGGGGAGTAGTACCGGTATCGGTGCTTACTGCTTCTTGCGTACTATCTGTGAGCCTAATACCAACTGCTTAGTCATTACTGAGGAGAAAGGCGGCAGTGCGGCCAACGTTTTTGGTATGTATGAACGTTATTACAACGAACTGCCAGTCGAAGTGGAACGTTCCTATACCCGATTAGGCCAGTTTATGACTTTTGGTGAACCCCTGCATAGCAGTATTCGTGTTGAAGGGGAGAAGAATATCACCTCCCATACCTTCCAGATGGTTCATTGCAGTGAAGCCAGCTTCTTCCAGAACTTGGGCCAAACCATGAGTATGCTATTCCAAACTGTGCCGGATAATCCGGATACCTTTGTCTGTCTGGAGACTACGGCTAACAAGTTTGGTGATGATTTCCATACCGAATGGGAACGGGCTATGGAAGGTAAGAGCGATTACCTGGCCCTGTTCATACCCTGGTTCATGCATGACGAATACCAAACTCCGTTTGCTGATTCGGAGGAAGAAGCCCGGTTTGAGAAACAGCTTAGCCAGCGCGACGACCATGAATACGGCCATGAACGCAATATCCTGGACCTCTATCCGGACCTGACTCTGGCTAATATGAGGTGGCGGCGTAACTCTATTCGTAACCGTTGCCAAGGTAGCGTGGCTGAATTCAACCGTCAGTATCCCTGTAGCCCAGAAGACGCTTTCCTCAAAACTAGCACCACTATCTTTGACCTCAACTATTTGAGCAAGTCGTTAAAGGAAGCCGTTACCCAACCCTTGTTGCGCGGTACTATGCAGTCAGCCGCAGCCGGCCTGAAACTGGAGCCGGATGTGGATGGTATTGTTCATCTTTACCATGCGCCGGAACCTTATGCTGAATATGTAATGGGGTCCGACCACGCTGAAGGATTAGACGGACGCGACTATTCAGCCGCTATTGTGATGCAGCGATTACCTTTACGTATGGTGGCTAAAGTGCGGGGTTATGAAGGCCGACAGGTGATGATCGATGAGTTCGCTGAACAAATGGCCCTGCTGGCCCGTTACTATAACCAATGTTGGGTCTGTCCAGAGAACAATGCTGATGGCGGTAGCGTTATCCTGTTGATGACCGAGAAACTGGACTACCATAACATCATGGCCGAACGCGAACTGGGTGTGGTTAATTCCAACCGTTTGGGTTGGCGCAACCAAAGCAATACTCGCCGCCGTGGTGTAGCCCTGCTACAAGAAGCGGTTCATGCCCAGGACATAGAAATCTGTGATCGCCAGACCCTGCTAGAACTACAGAATTTTCATGTGGTTAACGGCAAACCGCAGGCTATCAAGAAAGGTAAGTATAAGAAACAGGGTGAAAGTGAACTGGGTTATCACGACGATTTAACATTTGCCTTGATCGGAGCCCTCTACGCACATTATCATAGACCCCAACCCAAAACACGTAAATACTGGATGAACGCTTTAAGTGAGCATAAGTACCAGACACCAGATTACATGCCAGATACCAGTAGCGTATTCGACTATTTGTAGGAGAAATTATGGCCACTTTTGATCGGATGACTAGTGAAGACGATATATTGCAGGCCTTTAAGGTCATGTTGTCTGAAGCTGAAGAGGCTTGCCAGCCTAGATGGACTAAGGCCAAGCGTAACATGATGGTCTATATGGGTGACCATTATGTTAAGGAATCAGATGGCGATGTAACCTCCGATGACCGTGTCCCCGGTTACAAGTTTCGGATTAGCCGTGACGTTATCAGTCCAGTCATCGATACTTTAAGGCCGATCTTGATGCGTGGCTACCCCAAATATTTCGTCGATGCTGATTTCCCTTACATGCAGGCCACGGTAGAAGCTATGGGGCGTGAGATGCCCATACCTAACGTTACCGATGGCGACCTGGCTCAACGTTTCACTGAGATGTTGTCACATGAACATCAGTTGCGTAACGAAGGTATTCAGATTGCTGAGTTGTTAGTCGATGTTTTGGTGGGTGGGACCGGTTATCGCAAGGTGGTTTACGATCCGCTGAAGAACCGGGTTAATCTACCGGTGCTGGATATGACCAACGTTTTGCCAGATCCTTATGGCACAGCCCTGGATTTCTCCGATCATAAGTACCTTATTTGCCGCATGGATATGGATGTGGCTGATATTGAACGGATCTATTCGGTCAAGGAACGCGATTTCATCGCTAAAGAAGAACGCGGTGCTGATGTTAGCAAAGTGATGGGGACCATGAATAAGGTTACCCGTTATTTCACTCAGCCAGCTGGTGTAGTAGGTAAAGATACTCAGTACCAACGTCGTCGTTATCCGGTTTATGAGCTTTATTATAATGAAGCTACACCGGAAGTCAATATGCTGGCTGATAAACCGCCTAAGAGCCTGAAACATCCAATGGGTCGGATGTTAACTATTGTTAACGGCGAGAAACTGGTGGTTGATCGGCCTAATCCTTATTGGCACCGCGAGTTTCCTGTCATTACTTATCAGGCTAACCCCTTGCCCCACCATTTCTTTGGTAAGACTGATGTCGATCAGCTGGTTTCGGTCCAGCAAGCAGTTAATATCCTTTATAACATGGTGATTGCTAACGCTATGCTGTCTGGCAATAACCAGTGGATGTACGAAGAA